CTAAGAACCCCCTCCGCCACCGATCACGATCAGCTCGGCGGCCGCCTTGCCGCCGCCCTGGACCGAATAGCTGGTCTGGGCCTCGACGAACTCGAACCCGTCGAACAGCGCCCGGGTCTCAGGGACATCGTTGATCGACAGGATGAAGCGCGCCTTCAGCTGGCGCAAGGCGCCGACCAGGACGTCGAAGTCCGGGCGGCTGAACAGGGCCTTCCCATAGTCGCCCTCCGATCCCCAATAGGGCGGGTCGATGTAGAACAGGGTGCCGGCGTTGTCGTACCTGGCCAGGAAGTCGGCGAAGGGCAGGCGTTCGACGATGACGCCGGCGAGGCGCTCGTGCAGGTCCTCCAGGATGCTGGCCAGCCGGGTGACGTCGAAGCGGCCAGACCGGTGGTGGCTGACCCCGAAGTTTCGGCCGGTGACCTTGCCGCCGAAGGCCGTCCGCTGGAGGTAGAGGAACCTGGCCGCCCGCTGCATGTCGGTCAGGGTGTCGGGATCGACCGCGACCAGGCGCTCGAAGGCGGCCCGGCTGGTGATCTGGAACCGCATCATGTCCAGGAAGGCGACATAGTGCTCCTGCAGGACCCGATAGAAGGTCCAGACATCCTTGCTCCAGTCGTTGATCACCTCCGCCTTCGGCCGCAGCCGCCGGCGCAGGAACACCCCGCCCATCCCGACGAAGGGCTCGGCATAGGTCTCATGGGGCGTGGCCTCGATCAGGGCCACGAGGCGGCGCGCCAGGTTGCGCTTGCCGCCGATGTAGGGGGCCGCCGGCAAGACAGGCGCGACGGCGGTGAAGGGACTCGACTCCATAAACTCGGGCTCTCAAAAGAACCCCGCCGTGTACGCGGTGGGGTGACTGAGGCGGCGGCGCGCCGTCGCCTTGGTGCGGGTTGCCGCCCGCGGTTCGAGGCGCTCCAACGCCTCGGACCCCCTCCCGGCCGGCAGGCCGATCGGGGGAAATCGTCAGACCGCTTGGATGATGAACATCACCGCGAAGTTCACCGGCCGGGCTTCCGTCCCGCCCTCGCTGGCGGTGTAGAGGTCGATGCCGGCGCCGCCGCTGTTGTTGATCGAGTTGGCCCCGCCAGCGCCGGTGTTGCGGTTGGGCAGCTGGTGGGTGTGGGCCTTGTTCTGGTCGTCCTGCAGGCTGAACAGGTCGCGCCCCGGATCGAGGCCGGCGCCGTCGTCCCATGCCCGCGGAAACCGCCCGCGCAGATCCGGCAGGACAAAGTGGTCGGCGTCCGAGGCCACCCCCCAATTGTCGCCGATCGCCGCATAGAGCGCCGGATAGGTGGCCTTCAGAACTTCCGCGCCGTCACAGTGAAGGGCCCCGGCCGGCACCGTGGCGCCGCCCCACATGTCGATCGTCCCCGGCCGACAGCCGAGCCTGCGAAGAGCATCGAGCAGCTGGGTGTAGGTCCCCTTCACCAGGGCGATGCCGGAGGCCAGGACAACGCCGACCAGGTTCTCCTGGACGTCGTTCATCCAGGCCGCCGACACCCGGGTGCCGGGCTTCGGAGTGTCCTTGAACATCCCGGCGACGCTGTTGACGGAGTCGATCCGATGCATGGCCTTACGGCTCCTCGTAGGTGAAAATCACGTGGGTGTGGCTGGGCTTGGCGGCGTTGATCACGCACTCGACGTCGAGGCCGCCTCCCTCGCTGAGCAGGTCGCCGGCGTCGCTCTCGCCCGTCCTGAAGACGCTGAAGTCGGTCTCGGTCAGCACATGGACCCGCCAGACGTAGCGGTACTTGCCGCCGGCTATCAGGGCGGTCAGCGCGCCGTCATAGACATCCACGGCCGGGTCGAACTCATGGATCTCGATGTCGAAGCCGAGCGAGGCGGCCAGGGCCACATAGAAGGCCGGCGTCTGCCCGGCCTGGATGGCCAGCTTGCGCCAGGCCACCACCTGGCGGGCGTTCAGGGTCACCGCCGCCGCCGTGCAGGGATCGGGCAGGCCCAGCTGGCTCTCCCACTCGTCGATCAGCTCATAGGTGGTGCGCGGGTCGGCCTCTTCGAACAGGTCCTCGACCCGCTGGTCCAGCCGGGCAAACTCCTGGGCCATGCCGGTGAACAGGTCGCCGAGGCCGAGCGGATGATTCCGCGCCCAGGCGAGCCCCTGCGGCAGCAGCGCCTCGAAGGCGGCGGCGAAGGCGTTGGCGTCCCGGGGCATCAGGGCGTCCAGTCGATCGTGCCGAGGACGACGATCTCTTCGGGATCGACGGCGACGTCGGCGGTGGGCGAGGCCAGCTCATGGTCGGTCTCGCCGGCGGCGATCGAGATGGCCTCGGCGATATGGGTCAGCAGCAGGTCGGCGCCGACCGCCGCCTCGCGGGCCAGCAGGTCCTTCAGCTCGGCCTCGACGGCCGCACGGACCTCGGCGGTGTCGGGGGTCAGCCCGATCACTGGGTTGAGCGCCACCGGCGTCGGGGCGAACACCACCAGCTCGGCGGTTACCGGCCGGCGCGGCTCGATATAGTCCTCGACGGCGGTCAGCTCGCCGCCGCTCGGGATGATGTCATCCTCGCCGTCGCGGACGAAGGTCACGCCCACCTTGCCCAGCCCGCCGCGGTTGGGGAACACCCAGGCCCGCGTCACCCCCGGCACCTCCTTGGCCCAGCGCTTGTAGTCGGCATCGGACCCGCCGGCGGGCTGCTCGCGGATGCGCTCATTCAGGCGGGTCCGCAACGCGGCATCTGCCTCCTGGTCGACGCCGCCGCCCAGGCCGCCGGTATCGACCACGCCCTCGCTGGAGACGCCGCCGATCGGCGAGACCAGGCTGATTGGCGTCCCGGCCTCGGCGTTGCCGGCCAGACCCGCGACCACTGCCTCGACGTCCAGGGTGACCTCGCCGCCGGCGACCTCCGCGTCGGCCGTGGTCAGGTACTCGGCCCCGTCCTCGCGCTGCAGCCGCGTCCCCGTCGGCACCTCTGTCCCGTTGGTCCCGGTCAGCACTACCGGCCCGCTGGCCGACTCGGCCGGCTTGCGCACCACCTGCCAGACCCCGGCCCAGCGCTCCAGGTGGACGCCAGTGGCGGTGTCGGGAAACAGCTGGCGAGAGGCCTCCTCCAGCCGCCCGTACATCTCGTGCGCCACGCCGGCCAGCACCCGCGCCACCACCCGCTCGATCGAGCGCCGCACGGCCGCCAGGCCGCCGTTCAGCCGGCCGACCAGGTCGGTCTCCACGCGGCCAATCAGTTCGCTCAGGGTCGGGCGTGTCCAGGACATCAGGGGTTCCACAGATGGTCGAAGCGGACGTTCGAGCCGTCCGGCTTGGTGATGATCACGCCGATGGCGATCCCGCTGTCGCCGTAGGCCTCCGCCTCGACCGCGACCGCGCCGGCGACGCCGTCCGCGACCATCCAGTCCAGGGCGGCCTGCGAGAAATCGCGGGCCTTGCGGATGTCCTCCGGCCGGCGCTTGCCTCGGGCCAGGGTCCAGAGCTTGGACCCGATGCGGTCGCCCTCGACGACCGGGGCATAGTCGCCCCACCAGCCGCGGCGGTCGGCCCCCTCATAGGGCATCGCGTCGTCCGGATCGGCGCGGGCGTCGGTGAACAGGCTGATCAGCACGGCGGTGGCCAGCGCGCTGTCCAGCTCTCCGCCCGGCGCGGCGACCACCAGGTCGCAGGCCTGGGCGTCAAGGTTCCAGGTGAAAGCCAGCCGGCTCATAGCGCCTTCACCTTCGTGGCGCCGGGGCCGGTGATGATCCCGCCGGAGACCGCGTCGCCGACCAGCGCCACCTTCGCCGTCGCCCCGGCCCCGCCCAGCCGCACGTCAGCGGAATCGACGATCACCTGCGGGGCCTGGACCGTGGCCTTGGTCGCCGCCTTGACCAGGGCGTTGCCGCCGGCGTCGATCGTGGCGTCACCGCCGGCGACGACGACCGCCTTGCCGTCCGTGTTCACCTCGACGTCGCCGGTGGCGTTGACCACCACCTTCTCGCCCGTGTGCAGGCTGAGCTGCTTCTCGGTCTCGATCAGGATGCCGTCGCGGGTCAGGTGGACCCGCTGGCCCAGATCGTCATGGATGGCCACCTCGCCCGCCGCCAGGTCGATCCGGTAGCGCCGATCAGACACCACCACGGCCAGCGAGCGCCCGCGCGTCCCGCCCAGCGACACGGTGACCGCCTCGGCCCCGGCCAGCGGGTGCGACGAGAACCCATAGTCCTGGTGCCGCTGGACGTCGTCCTGCACCTCGTCGGCCAGCATCTCCAGCTGCAGCAGCTGGCCGCCCTCGCCGTCGTCGACCAGGCTCACCGCGCCCCAGCCGGCCAGCATCCTCAAGCCGTCCGCCATCCTCTTCATCACAGCCCCCCAGGCGGCGGCGTCGCCCGCCGGCGACGGGCCTTGGGAGCCGGGATCGGCTCCAGGCTGAACGCCTCCTTGGGCGCCAGGGCCAGCTCGGCCCGGCGCCCGCTCTCGTCGAAGCGGTAGGTCACCGAATAGAGCAGCAGCTCGCCCTCGACCCCGACCTGGCGGGCGCGCACCGGGACCAACCGGTCGGGCCGGAACAGCTCGCCGCTCGCCGCCCGCCAGCCGCTGCAGGTCACCTTGACCTGTTGGCCCCGCCCCGCCCGCACCGTCGCCTCGAACTTCGCGCGGGCGGCCAGGCTGCCCTGGCTGGCCTCGCCGTCCTCGATGATCAGCAACGGGCGATAGCGGGCCACGCCGGCGTCTTTGGCGGTGGCCTTAGGCCGGCTCTTGGCGTCGGCGCCGTAACCCTTCAGCAGATACTCGCTGAACCTGTCGGCGTGCCGGTTGGTGAAGGTGATGTCCTCGATGTTGTCGCCCACGGCCAGGGTGTAGCCGGCCGGCGTCTTGCCCGGATGGATCAGCTCGACGTCGCCGTCCGGCGTCGACACCACCAGCACCCCACGCAGCCGGGCCATCCGGTTGATGGCCTCGAAGACGGTCTCGCCCTGGTTCAGGGCAAAGGTCGGGAAGGCCGCGCCGGTGTCGGCCTTGGCGGTCACCGTGATCCCGAACGGCGCGGCCAGGTCGGTCGCGATCTGCTCCAGCTTGCGCTTCTTCCAGCTGCCGGGGGTGTGGATGGCCGAGCAGTCGACCAGGTCGGTGGTCTTCTCGACCCCTGTGATCACCACCGGATGGGTGGCGGAGGCCAGCGACCAGCTCGGCGCATCGATCCAGCCGGTCATCACCTTCTCGCCGTCGATCAGCACCTCGCAGGCGTCGCCGCCCTCGATGCCCCAATGGTCGGGCTGGCCGGGCCAGCGCTCGGTCAGCTTGACGGTGAAGAAGCCGGCCAGGGCGTCGATCCCCCGCGTCAGCTCGACCGACTTCCAGCCGTCGAACCGCCGACCGCCGACCTTGATCTCCACGCCCGAGCTGGCCATCACGCCGCCTCGCCGGGGCTGAGCAGTTCCAGCGCCACGGCCGCCGGGGTGAACAGCGGGTGGGCGATGGCGTTGCGGGCGACGATCTCCAGCTCCCGGCCGGCGTCGCCATAGATGCGGTGGGCGATCACCAGGGCCGGCTCGGTCTGCAGCGGCGCATAGCGGAACACCCGCGCCAGCGATCCGCCGCGGGCGTCGATGTCGCGCTCGAGCACGACGCGCAGGTCCTCCAGCATCCGGAAGGCGTCGTCGTCGCCGGCGTCGCCCGCCTGCAGCGCCAGCTCATCGATGGCGGCCGACAGATCGGCGCGGATCTCGCTGGCCTGGTCGTGGCTGGTGAAGGCGATCTCACTGACCGCGATCACCGCCTCGGCGGCCGCCGCCTGGCGGACCAGGGCGACCAGCGCCCGCTGATTGGCCCGCTGGCGGCCCCGCGAGGGCGTGTCGCCCAGGACGGTGGCCAGCGAACTCCCAAAGCCCATCAGGCTCCGCAGCGCCGGCAGGGCGATCAGCGGATTGCCGGCAAGCGACCGCACCCGGCCGATGATGCCGATGACCTGGCCGGCCAGCCCGGCCGGGGCGGCGAACAGGCCGTTGACCTGGCCCAGCACCCCGCCGACCAGCTGGTCGAAGTCTCCGAAGGCCCCGATCGCCGGCGCCATGCCGCCGATCGCCGTCCGCACGGCCGCCGTGGCCTGGCCCAGCAGGTCGGCGGCCGAGGCCCCGACAAAGGCGGGGAAGCCGCCGGTCGCGAAGCCGGCCGCGAGGGAGGCGGCGGCCGTCGTCTTGACCTCGCCGGCGACGGCCACGGCGGTGGCGGCGGTGTCCTCGCTGATCGCCGGCGCGGCGTTGGCCCCGGCCTCGACGAAGCTCAGGCTGAAGGCGGCCATCCCGCCCTCGGCCGTACTCTCGCTCATGTCGGCGACGGTCTCGACCGACACCGTGTGGGTCCCCAGCCACGGATGGACCAGAACGCCCGGCCCGGGCGCTTCCAGCGCCTTCATCAGCGCGTCGCGGGCGGCCATGTAGTCGGGGCCGATCACATAGGCGTCCACCTGCCAGCGCCGATGCGCCCGGCCCAGGTCCTCGGCGTAAGGCTCGTCCTTCAGCGCATAGCCATGCACCTCGGTGCGCCGGCCGAGCTGGTGACTGTGCCCCTCGACCTTGAAGGGCACGCCCCGGAAGCTGGCCGGGCGGAGCTGGTCGCGCCAGGTCATCAGGGACGCTCCCCGGCGCCGCCGCGGCGGGTGAAGTCGAAGTCGTCAGACCGGGTGTCCTTGATCACCAGGCCAGGGGCCAGGCCGATCTCCAGCCGCCCCTTCGGCGCGCGCTGCTGCAGCGGCCCGCCGCCCAGCCCCGGCATCGGCCGGTTGTCGCCCACCACACGGCGGCTCGGCGCGGCGCGCGAGGGGCCGGCGGCCCAGGGGTTGCGAAGGGTCTCCAGGGCGTCAGCGCCGCCCGGGTTGGCCCACATCCGCCGGCCGCGCTTCTCCCGGAGATAGTCCATCGTCGCTTCCCATTGGGAGCCGATGTCGTAGCGCTGCGCGGCGCCCTCCGGCCGGCCGCCGCCGAGAAACTTGTCCAGGGCCTGGGCCTTCTCGACCAGGGTGGCCACCGCGCCCGCCACCTTGCCGATGTCCCGGGCCAGGCCGACCCAGTCGACCGCCTTGCCGACCCGAACCATGCTGTCGGCCACCTGGCCCAGGCTGCCAGCGATCTCGCCCGCCCATTTGTCGAGGCGGCCGTCCTTTTCCGCCTCGCCCAGGAAGTTCAGCAGCTCACCCAGGGAGCCCTTGACCTTGTCGAACAGGCCCTTGTCGGCGACGCGCTTCTGGAAGCCGGTCCAGGTGTCGCCGAGGTTGGACACCATCCCGTTCCATGTGCGCGACTGCTCATCCATCGCCCCCTTGAACCGGGCGTCGAAGATGCCGAGGAGCGACTTCTGGATGGCCGTCGCCGACTTCTTCGTGGTGACCTGCATCTCCTTGCCGGCCTTGACGTAGGTGAAGGTCACCCGGTCGCCCTGGACCTTGGCCCGGACCCCGAACTCCTTCAGCCGCTCGAACTCGCCGGTCTGGGCGTCGGCGAGGGCCTCGACCGCGTCCATGACCTGCTTGTTCATGCCGGAGGCGGTGTTGCCGAGGGTCTTCAAGGTCCCATCGGTCGGCTCGATCCCGTAGGCCTTCAGCTTCACGAAAGCCTCGGTGACCTGGTCGATGTCATAGGGCGTGGTCTTGGCGAAGGTCTGGATCCAGCCCATCTCCTCGCGGGCCTTGGCGGTGTTGCCCTCGTTGATCGTCCGGAGCGTCGCTTCGTAGCTTTCGAACCGGGCGCTGGTGTCGATCACCGACTTGCCGAAGGCGATGCTGCCGCCGACCGCCATGCTGGCCCCGAGCCCGGCCGTGGCGCCCAGCCAGCCGCCAAGAGCCGCCCGGCTTCTCTGGGCGTCGGCCCGCAGCTCTGCCGCCGTGGTGTGTGTCTCGGCCCGCAGCCGCCGCTGCCGGTCGATCAGCTGGTCGAGGGTGCGGTTGCCCTGCCGCCCGGCGTCGTTCCACCGCTTCTGGGCGTCGGTCGCCCGGGCGTTTGCCGAGGCCGCCTGCAGCCACCCGACCGGCGTCGCCTTGACCTCGCTCGACAGCCCCTTCACCTCGGCGCGGAACTTCCGCAGCCCGGGCGTGGCCCCGCGATCGAGCGTCTTCAGGACGAGGCTGAGACTAAGGTCGGTCATGGATCCGCAGGATCTGGTCGTGCCAGAAGGTCAGGCGCTCAAGGTCGAGGTCCCAAAGCTCCGTCTCGGTGAAGGAAAGGCTGGCGGCGACGTCGCCTAGGCAGTCTCGCCAGTTTGACGGCCAGGCTTCCGAAAACCCTCGACCACCTCGTAGAGCCGCATCATGTCGCGCTCCTCCAGCTCGTCGAGCACCTTCATCGGCTGGTCGCCGAACAGCTCGGCCAGGGCCAGGGTCTTGCCGACCAGGCCCTCGGCGCGGTCGGTCGCCCGCAGGTGCTTGGCCCGCAGCTTGCCGTCGTCGGGGAAGTCGAACTCGATGGCCGAGACGGTTTCCGTCCGCTCTTTGCCGTCTGTGCCCCTGAGGACGATGTCGACCGGGGTTTCGAGTTTGAAGGTCTCCCGCATCAGCGCATCTCCTCAGCGGGTGCGCCGTGGAAGGTCGCCTTGATCGTCCCGTCGCCGACGATGGTCGGGCGCGGGCCGCAGTAGCCCTTGCGGATCATGTAGGTCTGGCCGGTGTCGCAGACGAACATCAGGGTGGCGTCGGTCAGCGCCTGGATCTCGGCCAGACTGGTGCCCTCGCGGATCTGGATGCTGCACTCCATGGTCGAGGCGTCGAGCGTCTCGGTGTAGGCGTCCGCGTCGTTGTCGCCCGGCTTGGGCTCGCGGCTGATCCCGCCCGGGTCGAGGGTGGCGCCCTTCATGGTCTTGTAGGTCTTGCCGTTCGCCTTGATCGTGGAGCGGCCGTGGATTTTGCCCGACATGAATATGGCCCCTCCTTAGAGCCGGAACTGCAGCTTGGCGGCGAAGACGATGAACTGGTTGACCAGGTCCGGCGGCAGCAGGGCGTTGAGCCGGTTGGGATCGGACGCGTCGCGCTCGACCTTCAGGTCGGCCTTGAACTGGTCGACGTTCTCGACCAGGCCGGCCTCTTCCAGGTCACGAGCCCAGGCCAGCAGCTCGGCGGCCGCCACCTTGGGCGTCATCACCGCTTGGCCATCGGCCGAGGGCACGCCGTCGTCGGCCAGCTTGTGGCGTGGGTACTTCTGGGCGAACCGCAGGCGCAGCGACCAGCGCAGGTAGCTGAGGGTCAGCGGCGTGTTCACGTCCAGGAAGGCGGTGTCGGCGTTGCCGGCGCTGTCCTCCTGATACTGGGTGATCGCCCGCTCCAGGATCACCCGGCCGCCGGCGTCGACGGTGAAGGTGCTGATCCCGTCCTTCAGCAGCAGCTCGCGCTCCTGGCGGGTGAAGCGGTCGGCCACCGCCGGCGGCAGCAGGCCGGGCAGCGGCAGGGTCTGGAACGGCCGCGCCGGGTCGATGAAGCCGTCATGGGCGAGGACGCCGGCGTAGGTCGCCGCCCATTCCCAGGGGAGGTTCGGCTGGTTCTTGGCGCCCAGCATGGTCAGGTAGGCGCTGTTGCGGCCATCGCCCAGGGTCGCCAGGGCGCCTTGCGTTCCCCGGGCGAAGGTGACGGCGATGCCGTCGATCTCCCGGCCGGCGTACCAGCGGGCGGCCAGCTCGGTCTCCAGGGCCGTGAGGTTGGCCGAGGCCGTGTAGGGGGTGACGATGAAGTCGAAGGCGAAGTCGCCGAGCGCCGCGATCGCCGCCGAGGTCAGCGGGTCGGTCGCGCCGGTCGTGCCGGCGGCGACCACGGCCGTCACCCCGGCCGGCAGCTTGTCCTCGTCGTAGTAAAGGGTGCGGACATCAATGCCCTCGCCCGCCAGGCCGGCATGGCGGGCGGTCAGGGTCAGCACCTCGGCGGCCGAGGTCGCGGTCATCGGCATGTCGGCGGCCGCATTGACCGAGGCGGCCACCGCCGTGGCGATCTGGGTGGCGGTCTGGCCGCTGGCCACCGCCGTGTTGACCTGGCGGCCGCCGATCATGATCGGCACGACGCCGGCGGCCGTGGAGGGGCCGGCATAGGTCACCGTCTTGGTCGCCGCCACCGCCCCATCGGCGTTGGCCTGGGCCAGGCCGTAAAGCACGGCCGAGGTGTTGGCCGCCATGAAGGCGATCAGTTCCTGGGCCAGCATGGAGCCTGCGCCGAACGCGTCGATCGCCGCCTGCTTGCTGCCGATGCGCGTGGGCGTCAGCACGGCGGCCGCGCCGGCGCTGGTCTTCTGGCCGAGGATCACGACGACGGGAGTGCGGATGGGCAGACCCTGGCGGGCCCGGCTGGCGTCGATCTCGATCCGGACGCCAGGCGTCCGCAGGTCGATACCGATCTGGTTGAAGCTGATCATGGATCAGGCGTCCTTCTTGGTCTTGAGGGCCGGGACCTCGACAACGTCGACGTCGTTGAGCTTGCGGGTCCAGTAGGGGTCGGAGACGTCGGTTTGCTCGCCCTCGGCGTCCATGACCCGGCCGTCAGGCCAGCGGACTTTCCGGTCGGCAGCCGGCTTCAGCCAGCGGGTGGTCTTGGCCTCGGCCATGCGTCAGTCGTCCTGCTCTAGGGTGATGGTCTGGCCGAGGTCGGCCTCGCCAAGGTGCGGGGGGATGTCCCAGCCGATGGAGAAGGTTTCGAACCGGCCCACCGCCGGGTTGACCAGCGGATAGGGTGCGAACCTGGCCAGCTCGGCCTGGCAGCTGAAGGCGATGCCGAACAGGCTGGCCTTCAGCTGGGCCTGGGTTCCGGGGCTGAACAGCGAGCTGCAGTCGCCGATCGAGATCTCGCTGATCGGCAGGCCGAAGGTCTGGCCCATGATCAGGCTCGGCAGGTCCAGGGCCAGCTGGTAGGCGCCGACCTCGCCTTCCACGCCGTGGCGCTGGGCGCGCTCGTTGCGCTGGCTGGAGGCCCCGACAACGAGGTTGAAGCGCAGCTCCACCTTGGTTTCGCCGTCGCCCAGGTCGTCCAGCATCCGCCAGCCGGTCCAGACGGTCCAGGCCGCCGGCATCTTGCGGATATAGGCGGCGAAATTGGCGTCGACGTCGGTGGGCAGGCTGTCGACCTCCTTCAGCACATAGCCCAGCACGTTGGCGGCGGAGGCCGCTTCCAGGTGCTCGATGACCGCGTTCTCGACCTGACCGGCGATCATGCGCCCGCTCCTTCGGCCATCCCGCCTTCCAGGAAGTCGCTGGCCAGGCCGACGATCTCCTCGCGGTCCTCGATCGACACGCCGACCATCGGCCGGGCGACGATGTTGGGGTTGCGGGTGTGGGCTTGGACCTGGACGGTGACCGCGCTGGCCAGCGGCCGGCCGAAGGCCTGGCGGATGGTGCGGCTGTGGGCCGCCACCGGCTCGTCCTTGGTTCGGCCGAACTGGAAGGTCCCCGCCCGGACGTCCGACGTCCCGACCCGGGCGAAGTCCTCACCGGCCGAGTCGATGAAGCTGTCGCGCAGGATGCCGTGGTCGACCAGGGTGACGCCGCCGCCCAGCTGGGCGCGGATCGACGGCTTCCAGCGGCTGCCGTCAGGCGCCGTCTGGGTCTCGAACCGCTCGCGGGTGCTGGAGCGCAGGTAGGCGCCAAGGGCGCGCATCAGCGGCAGCTTGTGGCCCAGCCGGGCCAGCAGCCCGTCCAGGGCGCCGAACACGGCCTTGTCGGCCAGGTCGAGCTGCAGGGTGATCCCGGTCACAGGCCCTCCATCCGGTCGCGGCTGAAGATGCGGGTCTGGCTCTTGGTCAGGATGGTGGCGGGCGCGCCGGCCGGCTGGGCCGCGCCGGCCTCGCCGGGCAGGGTGATCTTGCCCTCCTGGATGGCCTTCAGGGTCGCCAGGGCGGCGTCCTGCCGGCGCTTGGCGTCCTCGGTCAGCACCAGCTGCAGCCGACACCAGGCCAGGTCCTGGGCGACGCCCTTCAGCATCGGCTGGGCGACCGCCAGCGGCAGGGCGTAGCGGGCGCCGATATAGCCGTCGATCAGGTTGTCGGCGTAGCCCAGCGCCTCGGCCGCGATCGCCGGATCGACCAGGCGAGCCGGCGGATCGGCGCGGTCGGTCAGCTGGACGATGTCCTGCTCTCCGAAGGCGGCGATCAGATCTGCGAGGGTGGCGTAGGCCAT